CGTTCCAGTCGATCGGGGTCGCTTCGTAATCCAGCGACACCCGCGTCTTGATGCCGAAGGTGTCGAACGACGCCTCGCTGATCACCTCGGGCTCTTCGCGGCCACCCAGCAGCGGCACCGCAATCATGGGCCGCTGCGCGGGGTCAGCCACCAGCGCCCAGGCATTCGCCGGGAAGGTCGGCTCGAAGACAATCTCGAAATCCTTGAACTGGTTTGGCGTGCCGTCCTGGTAGCGCTCGACCCCAATCACCTTGCGCGCCTCGAACAGGCGGCCGATGCCGACGACGAGGTAGCGCGGCCGCAGCCCCAGCGAGACGCCCGCACGCGACTGGTTCAGCATCGCGGTCGTGGCAGCAGTCAGGCTGGCGTCCGTAATGGCCGCGCCCGACACGAGGTTGCCGTGGCTGGTGTGCAGGAAGGGCACACCGTCACGCATGTTGAAGGCCGAGGTCGTGCCCTGGATGAAGACGCGCCAGATGCGGGCGCTCAGGCTCTTGGCTGCCATGATGCCGTAGGCCTGGCTCTGGCTGGTGAAGTCGGACAGGTCGTTGTTGATCAGCGCCTGGCGGGTGAAGGCGAAGCCCTTGGCGAAGGTCTCCAGCTTCACGGCACCCAGCACGCGGCTGATCGTGCCATAGGTGATCTCGCCGTGCTCGGGCACCTTCTCCAGCTCCGGCACATCCCAGCCGCCCTGGACGTCACGAAGCTTGAAGTCATCGACGTTGAAGGTGCGAGCCACCTTGCGCCACTCGGCCGAAACGCTCTGGTAGCCGTCCAGCACGATGGCGGCCGCGGCGCCGTTCAGCATCTGCGCGAAGTCAGAGGTGGTGTGCATGCCCACCGTCGCGCTGGCCAGGACATGCCGGAACAGCTGGTCCGGCGTCATGCCGCGGGCCCGGCGACCGGTCTGCATCTCGTAGCAGTCGGAGGCCATGTCACGCAGCGTGGCACCCTCGTAAGGGGCAGCGGCCGCCAGAACCTCGGGGATCTTCACGCCGCCACGCTTGGCAATCGCTGCGCCCATGGCCTTCAGCGATGCACCGTCATTGGTGGCGTTGCCGATGATGCCGGGGCGGCTGGGGGTGCCGGCGGCCAGGATGCCAAGCGCGGCGTCCCGGGCCTGATCCGCGGTGACGGCCTTGCCGAACTGCTCCACCACGAACTCGGCGCCGAGCTTCGCGGTCGCCGCGATCGCCTGGATCTCGGAGAAAGTGGCGCGGGCGGGCGCGGGCGGGTTGGCCTGGGCTGCGGGGGGAACGACCGGCGCGATCACGACCGGCTGGGGGGCGGCAGGAACGGCCGCAGGGGTATCGGTACCGCTCATGCGGACCTCCTCAGAAGATGCCGGGGGTGCCGGCGGGGTGGAAGGGTCGATCTGCGCCATCGCCATGACGGCGGCAGGGGCATGCGCGTAGGCGCGCACCATCCGGTCCGTGCGTTCGGAGCGGGGCGGTGGTTCGGTTGCATCGCCTTCGATGCGGGTGGCGAAGCCCTTCTCGACGGCCTCGGCGGCCGTGAGCCACGCCTCAGAGACCATCAAGGCTTCGACTTCGGCCAGGGGCAGGCTCGACCGCCGCTGGTAAACGCCGGCCATCGCCGAATCCAGGCGAGCCAGGAAAGCAGCGGTTTCCGTGTGGTCGGCGGCGTTGCCAAAGCTGCCAGCCCCTGCCCGGTGCACCATCAGGAAGGACGCCGGCGGCATGACGATCTCGTCGCCTGCCATGGCGATGACGCTGGCCGCGCTGGCGGCCATGGCATCCACCACCACCGTCTTGCGGCCCTCATGGCGGGCCAGCAGGTTGTGGATCGCGAAGCCTTCGATGCCGATGCCGCCATAGCTGTTGATGCGAACCAGCAGATCGCGGCTGCCCGCCTCATCCAGGACGCTCATCACGCCCTTGGCGGTCACATCGAAGCCGATGTCGCCATGGATCGTCAGTTCCAGACGTCCGTCCGGCAGATCTCGGGTACCCGGAGCGCCGTATTCTTCCGCCAGAGCCATCGGGCCGATCAGATCGGCGACCGCGTCGGCGCCACGCGCGCGCAGGTGTTCCGCGACCTCCTGGGCCGCAGTTTTGCCGCTCATCATGTCCTCCAATTCAGGCCGCGGGCTGCGCGTCGCGCGAGCTGGCGCCGTTGGGCAGCGCTGCGCCGCCTCTGGCACCGATTTCTACGGCAGCGTTCTGTCTGGCGTCCTGCGCCTGGCCGCTGCTGGCCAAACGGCGCGGGTCGGTGGTCAAGATCAGCCCGCGCCGGTCGAAATCCTCGTTCGTGCGCTGGATCTCGGCCGCCTGTTCACGGGGATCGAACCCTTGGCCAGCCACAGTCTGATCCCAGGTGGCAATTCCCGCCCTGATGGCCTCGACCATGGGCGGGATTTCCTTACCGGGATCCAGCATCTGGAACGGCGGCGGGTTCCAGTGCACCGGATAGCCATCGGTGCGGGCCGGAAGCACGCCAAACAGCACCGCTGCCTGGATGAAAGCCTGCCAGATGGGGTCGCACATCATTGGGATGTGCATGCCCCACTGGTCCTGCTCGATCGTGATGCGGAAGGCCACCTTGCCGCCCCGCATGCTCGAATAGTTCGTGTCCGCGAGGTCGCCGGTTGCAAGGTCGTAGGGCATGCCGCCGGCGTATCCGGCAGCGATCATGCGCTGCTCGTGCTTGGCATAGGGCTCGAAGGCGCCGGACCCGCTTGGCTGCAGGAACTTCGCCTCCATGCCGGGCGGCAGTTCGCCGACCATGCCGGGCCAAACCTCCAGCGGCGGGCCTCCATTGTCGCCCACACCACGCTCGACCGGGTTGCCCTGCGCGTCCAGCGGGTCCTTCTGCTCATAGAAGACGCCCAGCAGAGCCTGCACCTTAGCCTGCTCGACCGCGGCTTCCTCGTATTCCTCCAGCCGACGCATCCGCATCATGACTGGCGCCAGATCGGGCACGCCGCGGCTCTGGTTCGGGCGCTGCTGGTGCGCGCGGTACAGGTGGATCATGTCGGCCGCCGGAACGCGGTCGTAGCGGACTGCGCTGGTCGCCAAGGGCGCCAAACCCTCGCCCGGGTGGTCCCGCAGCAGACGATAGGCCACGGGCCGGCCGGCACGATCGAACTCAATGCCGCCCGACACCCTCAGGGCCTCGGTCGTTCCCAGCAGAGGCATGGCATCGTCGAGCAGGTCGGGCTCCAGCACCTCCAACAGCAGCGGCACGGCCAGGCGCATCCGCCGCGCCTCGGCGGGTGTCAGCCGCACCAGCCGCATCAGCGCCTCGCCGGCTTCGCCGCGGCAGCGCGCCATCTGCATCTGCTGGGCATACAGGTTCAGCCGCCCGTGCAGATCGGACTGAGCGACAAAGCGGTTCCACAAGGCGATCACGCGCTTGTCCAGCGCCTCGTCCCCCGTGGTGGATCGCGGGGTGATGCCATAGCCGATCTCATGCGCCACGCGGATGCTGACCATCCGTGCCGCCATGGCGTTGTCGCGGATCATCTCGCGCGAGCGTGAGCGCAGGAAAGCCAGGCTGTTCCGCAACTCAGCGTTCGGCCCCTTGCGGGAGGCGCGCCACTCTTTGCCGCGCGGCGCCATCTCGCCCGACACGTAGGACAGCGCCTGCCGATGGGCTTGCCGCTTCACCGCACGGGCCGGGTCGAAGATGGCGATGGCGCTGTCCACCATGCGGCTCAGCATCGACGCATCTCCACTCGGCGGAAGGTGGGTCCAGCACGACGGATGCCATCAACGGAGGCGATCTCGCGGTCGAGCAGCTCAAGCCGCATGCGGGCGGTATTTGCGTCGACGTAGGTCACGCCCGAACCGTCAGGCATGCGGACCTGCTGCACACCCTCCGCCAGTTGCTCAATGACGCTAGAGCGTAGGGCCCGGAGTTGCTCGGCTGTCTTCGCCATATGTCACCTCCCGCCCAGATAGCCGGTCGTCGGCCTGTTGAAGTACGATCCTCGCTGCGGCCTTGTCGGCGGCGGCGGAGCGGTTTCGGCTGCTACTGTTGTGGCTGGCACTGCTTGATGAGGGCGCAGCGTGACTGGCGCCGTCAGATCCTCGTAGGCCTCGCGCAGCTTCTGCCAGCGCGAATCTGGCCAGCGGTCGGCCCCCATCGCTGAGAACACGGACCGGGCGTACTTCCAGCAGTCCAGCGCCTCGCGGGCATGGACCGCCTTCCATTCGCCCTTGTCCTCGAGCCACTGGTCACCGACCAGCTGCTTGCAGACTTCCTCGCTGGCCAGGCCATTGAGGTGGACGTAGCCGGCCGGGTGCACGACGCCCTCGGCCATGTCTTCCGCTGTGAGCGGATCGAGGCCGAGGAAGCCATACAGCTCCATGGTCGCGAGATGGCCACCGACCATGCCGCGGCGCAGTCCGATCCGCACCGCCTTGCCTGTCGGCGTCTTGTCCTTGGCACCCGACCAAGCAAAGATCGGCGCGCTCAGCGTGGTGGCGCCCTTCACGGCGATCACCAGACCAGGATGCCGCCGCGCCCACTTCTCCACCTGCGTGGTGGCAAAGCCCGTATCCGCGCCGACCTTGGCCAGCCGCATCTCGACGCCAGAGGCATGCTGCCAGCTCTGTTGCACTGCCTGGCTGGCCTCATCCCACACGTCCCGCAGGAACGGGTTGCCCATGAGGACGATGATGTCGACCAGCCAGCACTGCCGGTCCCTGCCCCAGCCCCACACGTAGATCTCGACGCGGTCTTTCTGCACGTCCAGGCCGGCCGTCAGTAGCAAGGCCTCGGCCGGTACGATGCCGACCGGGTAATCCTCCCGCCGCTCGTACAGCCTGCGCCATTCCGGCGCCTCGCCGCGGACCTGCCATGTCTCGCCCATCGTCTGGTTGACGAACGTCTTCAGCCGGTTCGGGTCCTTGCGGACCTTCAGGAACTCCCGGGCGATCTCCAACCAAGCGGCACCCGGGAACTGGCTGTAGGCCGCCCAGATGTGGAAGGACCGATGCCCGGGGCCGTTCTCCGGCGCATGCGCTACCCATTCGCCGCGCTCATCCATCGCACCCTTATGGTGCTCCTCAATGTCGCAGCCATTCTCGCACCGGTACCAGGCCCGGGTTGGCTTCTTGGCAGGCGTCCAGCGGATGCCGGGGCCCGTGCCGTCGCCAAAGATCAGGCGCTGCTTCACCCCGCAGTGCGGGCACGGAACGTAGCGATGCTCCTGCGTGCCGGCTTCGAACAGCGCGTCGATACGACTGGCGCCGGCGATCGTGGGCGTGCTGCCCGCGGCCTTCAGCGGCTCGTCGGACGTCACGCACCGCTTGAACGCCAGGTCGGCCTGGTCGCCCTCTCGGCCGGCCGAAGGCGGGTAGCCATCCGGCTCCTCCAGCAGCACCTTGTCGGCGGTGATCCGCCGGAACTCCTTCGGGCTGTTCGCGCCCTTGATCTGGATCCAGCCACCCGGGAAGCGCTTGGACCGGACCTTGTTATCACGGTGCCGCGCCTTGAACTGCACCACGCTGCGGATCGCCGGCCACTGCAGCACCGGCTCCAGGTCGTCCTGGCTGTAGTTCTCCGCGTCGTCGATCGTCGGCTGATAGATCAGCAGCCGCGTGGGTCGCTGGTGGATGCAGAACCCGACGTAGTTCTGCACGATCTGCGAGTAGCCGATGCGGCTGCTCTTCTTCACCGAGATCTGCGTGACCTGCGGGTCCGTGAAAGCGTCCGCGATGCCGTCCTGGAACGGGAAAGCCCGGTACCTGCGCCCGTCAACCAGTCGCGCGTGCTGCGCTGCCCACACCGAGAGGCTGACAGTACGCTTGGGCTTCCATGCCCCAAACCACCGGCCAACCTCGGCCGCCAGTCTGGCGCCCTGAACCTCTAGCGCCTCAAGCCTCCTCCGTGTCGGCGTCGGCTTCTTCATCCTCGCCCCCGCCGGCGGCCTCTTGGACCCTGGTCATGCTCAGATCTTCGAGTGCGTCCTCGATCGCGGCATCAATCTTCACGCGCAGACCGGCATCGGTCTTGGCGACGGCGGCGCCGACTTTGGCCAGGCGGCTCTTGGACACCTCGATGATGCCCAGGATCGCGTCCGTCATCGGCCCGGCCCGCACCAGCTCGCCCCGCGCCTCAGCGTTCTTCATCGCCTGGGCGTCTGCTTGCTCTTTCGCGAGGCGTGCGCGCTCCGCAACGAGGTCCAGCCCTTCCTCGTCGGCACCTTCCGACGAACGCCCGGCAGCCTGCTCGCGCAGACGGCGGATGTAGGCCACTCGGCAGGCCTCGATATCCAGCGATCCGCGCCCCTCAGCCTTGGGCAGGACACCCGCCGAGACCAGCTTGGCCACCGCCTGCTGGGATAGGTCGAGGTGGTCGGCCACATCCGCCTGCGTCGCCATTACGCTCACAACCCCCTTACGCAGCCTCTCGCCTAGCTAAATGTCGGGGCTCGAACCCCTGCGACACGCGAAAGCCCCGGGAGGACCCGAAGGGGTGGGGGTGGGGCCACCAATCAGCCGAGCCCCGCGCTGGGCGCGGGAGTAACCCCCGATTTCCCGCCGAGACCCGCGCCTAGTGCAGGTCTCAGTCCGGATCAGCCAAGAGCCGCCGCCAACTCCGCCTGGAAGTTCCCCTGCATCTTCGCCTTGGTCGTGGCCGTCGCCACCTCG